TACAGCATAATATGAACTTGTAGGTAAATAATAATTATTTGTAAAATATGAGGATGTTGAGAATACTCTATTAGGGTAAGTAGGTCTAGCATTTACTCTAAATTTATTAATACTACTTGGATAAAAAATACCTGGGTTTTCGGCTACTGAGATAGTAGCAGGGATAGTATTTATGATAGTTTGAGTTGATGAACCAGTATTAAATGTAAAATCTACCCATTTAAATTCTAAACATGGAGGATAAATAGTATGAGTATCAACTGAGAAATATTTTAGATTAGGTTGTACATTTACATTATCAACAAATTCTACATCTTGTTTTAAGATAAATCCATTATTAGGAATAGAACTAGAATACCAAGCATGTAGTACATTAGTTACATTTATGTTTATATCTTTATCACTCCAATATCCAAATGTTTGAGAACCACTATATGAACCTGAAATATACCAAGTTCCTCCGCCTGCATCTGATGATGTAGAATATGAACCTGTACTTCCAGCTGCGAAAGAAGAAGTTGTCCATCTAGTAGAACCTTGATAATCCCTCCAAACCCAACTACATCCATTTTGAGTTTCAGGTGAGTTAGAAAACTTACCTGTTCCCATGTTCCATGATTCTGAAACTGGAAATACTTTAACTGTAGTATCTAAATTTAATCCATCTTCATTGGCCACAAAACATCTTAGATTAGATTGCCAAGTTGAACTTGAAATTTTAGTGTTTATTACATCGTTAATTTCACTTGTGAAAAATTGGATCAAAAACCTACTTGCTTGAGGAGCAGGTTTACCTAAATCTCCTACAACTAATGATGCCTCTAGGATTTCGTCTAATCCAGTATTCATTTCTTCATATAATGAGTATAGAGTTGCGTCTTTTTCAGGAAAAATTTTATATACAGCCATTCTTTATTTATTTATTTTATATTAAAAACTGCCAACCCTCCCAACAATATCTGTATTGAGGTACTTAACTTCAAAAATACTAGGATCTAAACTAGGATAAACTACGTTATTAATAGTTGCTGCTTTTGTATCATATGCATATTTACTATATCCTAAATTTTCTCCTACTTTATTTACTATTTCTACCTTATTTACTGTTTGTACTCCTTCTATTTTATCTAATAATATATTTAAATCTCTTAAAAGAATGGGTTGGTTTATTTGCCAGTTATCTATAGCAAAATAATTTTTTAAAGCAGTAATGCAATTAACTAAAACTTCATTATTATTATAATCAGGTAATACTATTATTTCAAAGTTAACTCCAATATTAATTATGAATCCGTCTTTTATATTTACAACATCATTTATCATTCTATATTGAGATAGATAAGTTGAAATATTTTGTTTTAATGCAGTAGAAGGAACTCGTAATGTTTTATCAGCATTATAACTTAAAGCATATAAATCTAAAATTGAATTAGTTTCACCGACTGAAATATTTTGTGCTTTTGTTGTTTCAACATATGCCTTAGCAATGGCTCCGTATTTGGCAGGCATTGATAATACTCTAACTAAATAATCATCTGAAGTTACATTTCTTAATTGGGTACTAAAATTTGCAGATGCATTTTGACGGATTTCCTCTATTGTATCTCCATCCCCTCCTCCATCTGCTGCAGAAGCGTTGTTTACTGCTAATGATGCAAAAATATAATTGGCTGTAGGTGTAGGTAAATTATTTTTAAGAAATTTAATATCTCCTGAAATTTTAGTTAAGGTATTTGCAGGGGTATTTGCTGTTGCTCCTCCTCCAGTTAAATATCTAACAGTTAAAGTAGTATTGGAAGGAGCAATTCCATATGTTTTAGTAAAAATAAAGTTTGATGGTGAATATGCTGTATTTAGTTTTTGTCTTTCAAATGGTAATCCTAAACCTACATTATCAGGATTAGGTACTACTGTTTCATCTGTATCACTAGAAGTTCCTGCACCAAATTGTAACTGTAAAGATCCAGAATCTATTAATCTTGTTGCAAATCTCCTTTGTACTTTTTTTAATTTTAATAAATATGGAGCGTCTCCAGCTGTACTAAAGTTAGGATCATTGGGGTTAGTATTCTTTATAGAATCGTAAATTGTTTCTTGTGCTAAATAATCTACCTCATACCATTCATTATTATCAGAATCCAATACATCTAATATTCCTACTATTCTATTAGCACTAATATTAACAGTTGAAAATTTAACCGGGCTTCCAAAGCTAAAAGTAGTAGTATTAATTGTTGATGAAATTGCTTTTCTTGTTTTCTTTAAAAGGAAAAATGTTGGGTTTCCAGCTGAAATAGCATATACACTTACTTCAGTAGGATCAGCTGAGCTAGATACTGAGAAATCTATAGGATCTTCTATAATAAAATTAGAAGCACCTGTTAATGGAGATGAAATTACTGCATTCTCGTTTATAAAGAGAGTATAGTCAAAATCAGGAATATAATTACCACCTGATAGTTTTGATGGAACTTGTTGATAAAAATCTATATCTGCAGTAGCAACTTGAGTAACGTTGGGTTTGTATCCTAACATATATGCTAACTCAAATAAATTATTATTTTGACGAGCATATTGTAAATAATTCTCTTGAATTTGATTATCAAGATAAAAAGATAAAACATCACCAACGTAGGCCGCCATTTCCATGAACATCATTCCAGGAGATGATGGACTAAAGTCATTATATGTTGTTGGAAAATATGTTCTAGCATAATCAATCAGATTAGCTCTAAATTCTGTAAAATCTTTATTAAGATATTTTATATTTCTTTTTACTGCCATTTTATATAAATGATATTTGAATTTGATCAACTATCCCTGTGTGTATTACTTGGTATTGCATAGTAACTATTATTTCATTATTATCCGGATTTTGTAATACTTCTAAAGTAACTATAGAAACTGAAGGGAAATAAATTGCTACTTGACTTTGAATATCTTCTTTTAATCCTTCAATATTTCCATTAGATATTTGTTCAAAAATAAAAGATCTAAGATTAGCTCCAAAATCCGGGTTTAAAAATCTTTCTGTGCTATTTGTAAGGAAAAAATTTAATAAATTATTTCTAATAGCATCTTGAGTGGTATAGGTTGAAAAAAAAGTTCCTGGAGCATTAAATGGAAGAGAAACCCCAACAGCAGTACTTGGTAAAGTGTCAATTGGAAAAATACGTTGAGGATTATATGCCATTATTTATTATCTCTTACCTATTAAGTTCATTATTTGATCCATACCTAAATCTCCTGAAGGAAGAGTTCCATTTACTGGGTCTACACTTGTAGGAACAAAAGTTTGAACATCATTAGAAGTAAACGCTCTTTGAGTTTCTCCCAAAATATTTTGGATTGCCGCTCTACGATCAAATCCACTCATTTCTGAGGGTGGGGAACTAATTGTTCTCATCTGCTCATTAACCATATTTCCTTTTGGTGATTTTAATGCTTCTAAAAGAATGTCTTTTAATTCTTCTTGAATTGACTCTCTTACTGCTTCTTTGATTATTTTTTTAAATTTTGTTACATCCATGTTTATAAATATTTGATTAAAAAACTTTTAATACGCTTTTAAGCTATCTCTATCGATTATTAATTTGAGTTCTTCTATTAAAATCTGATCATCTGTTGTAAAAGATAGAGGTGTTTGAATTAATGTAATGTTGTCTTGATTTTTACCTACTGCCCGTTTACGATCCACAGTTGGAGTATAGGGTACTTTTTCTATTTCAATAATAAACCCATTATATGTTATGTTATTCTGCGTTTTTTCTGCTTGTTTTTGTAGGTCGGCGATCTTGATTAAATCGGGGGAAATCGGTAGTAAATCGTTTGAAACATATTTGTTACACGCTTTAATTTTACCATCAACACTATTTAAAACGGTTACGATCTGAAGGATATAATTATTTACCATTGATATAGATAACGAAGCAGATGCTACTACAGATTTATAACTTTCTATGGTAGCTTTACCTGTAGCAGAAAATGTTAATTTATTAATGAGGTCTCCTAAATCACTTAAGGTTGCAGGAACAGCTCCAGGTATTAATGGTACAGCTTTAGCGGCTGCTGAAACTGCTGTTTTTGTTGTTTGTATTGTCGTAATAACTCCAGTTAACGTTGAAATGATTTTATTAATACCATCAATTACTTTTGTTAAAGTATTTAATGTTTTTGAAACACCATTAAGTGAACTAGTTATTCCATTTCTTGCCTCTATTATTCCTTTTAATTTAGCATCAGTAGGACATATATCTAATTTTTGTAATAAACTTAGGGCTTGTGGAAGGAATAAAGTTGCTATTTGTATTCCTAAATTTAAAATTAATTTTGGGATTTTTGCTGTGCCTTTTAATTTTAAAGAAGTAGGAGCAGCATTTAAAATATCTTTAGCTTTAAAACCTCTTAATCCTTGTAATGATATTTTAACCTTTTCTGCCTTAACTTTAATTTTAATATCTATTTCTGGAAGTGTTGGCCTTGGAATTTTTGGAAGATCAGGTTTAGGGATATTTGGTTTAGGAATCTTAGGTATACTTAAAGAAGTAGGAACAGCACCTAAAAGGCCTTTAACATTTTCGGCTTTATTTTTAATTTCGGCAGCAGCTGCCTTAGTATCTTCAGCTTTCTTTTTAGTTTCAGCCTCTATTTCTAGAATTGTTTTTGCAGATATAGGCATTATATAGTATAATTATTATTAGACTTGGCACCTTCAAGCTTCTTGTTTGTAATTATATCTTCTAAAAATACATTCATTGAAGTAGCCGCAACATTTAGTGTGCCCAAAGAAGTACCTTCGGCTGTTGATACTACATCCTTACATACTTTCATAAATTCATTTAGATTATTAACTAATTCTGTTATTAATTTAATCGTTGTATCTCCTAATAATACGGGTTCAGTAGCATCTTTTGATCCTAAGAATAATTTTCCAGATTGTATTATTACATTTCCGGCAGTATCAAAATTTATAGAATCAACAGCATTTAAATTTATTGATTTTTTAGAACTTAATAATATATGATCTGTTTTAGAATTAAATATCAAACGACCTGAATTTAGTGCTATTTGAGGACCACTATATTGATTAGGTGAATCTGGTTTATTGGTTTTATAACTAAAATAATCTGTAGGAGATGATGATATTATAGGTAATTTTTGAGTGCTGGTAATGTATAATGATGATATATCTTTATTAATATTTTCAGTAATAGGAATCCACCCTTCAGGACTAGCATCTACTGATTGTCCATTTCTAATGATTAATATTGGGTCGCCATCAGTACCATTACTTGACCAAGTGTTAGGAGTATTTTTAACGGTTGAACCTATTCTAATACTATTACCCCATCTCCCTTCATGAATTATATCTCCTTCGAATGGTAATATAGGATGAATGTTTGATTTTTCTTCAAATGTTTTTCCTAAATTTATTTTAGTAGATTGATTCGTTGCTCTACTAACACTTCCTCTTCCTGTTTGTTGATAATCTTTTTGTTGGGATGGAGGGGGGGAGTTTGGGTTGTTGGGATGAGCATTATGGTGAGGATGATTCCAAAGAGGTATTGCACTTGTATAATAATTTTGGGTACTTGTAGTTGATGAACCTATTCCAGTATTAGGCATTGATTGTAATACTACAATCTCATTTTTTAATGGATAGTGTTTTATATTAGGATTAATGGGACGAGCAGTAGGATATATAACTAATTCCTGAGGATTTTCGACACTTTGATATTCTATGGTTCCTAAACCGTTCCACCCTCCTAACTCATTAAATCTTGGGTGTTTATCATCTAGAACTATACTTATTACTCTTACAGCAGTATTATTAGCACCACCATTAGATAAATTATTCCCTAAATTAGAAGTAGATGAATTTAAATTATTATTTAGGGCACTAAATCCATACCTACTTTTCGCCATCTTCCTTATTTTTATCGTGAAGTTTACTTATGTCAGATAGAAGTTGTTGTTTTTCTTCTTCTGAAATTCCATATGATTCATCAGATGATGTTCCTGAGGATTGTAGAGATCTTTGAATAATAGTAGCCATTTTTATAAGCTGCTCATCATTTTTAATACCCATTTCTAAATAATCTCTAATTAATGGAACCACTAAAGTAGCGTCCCCTATTTCTGAGATTAGTGGTTTTAATTCATTTATTAAATTTGAGATTTGATTTTCTTTCTTCTTTTGGTTGGTGTAAATTTCTTCCAAAATATCTCCGAATTTCTTCTTCCCGAATATTGTTGCGTCTAGGCTTTTAGGTTTCATTTATAATAAATATTACACAGTCTAAAACTTAAAATAACCATATTCTAAATAGAATGTATATTTTTTCTTAAAATTATCACGTAGTATATTTGATATTTTAGTTATTTTTGGAGCTTTAACATCTATTATTTCTCTTATGTAAATGTATAGTGCTTTTTTATTAAAAATATCTATGGTTTCTCTACTACGAAATAATTCTAAAATAGCATCTGCCACACAAGCATCTTGAGGTTTGGGAAATAAAGTAAATAAATTATCGGAACAATAATCTATCCATAAATCAGTAAATTTAGACAATTTATCTACAGGTGTATAGTCAGAATATAATGGATCATTAATATCTATTTCCGTTTCATTTTCTATCAGATTTGAATTTAAAGAATTTATAGCAATATTTTCCTCAAGTCTTTCCTTATCTTTTTCGCTATGACCATTCATTGAAATTACTTCAATTCTTTTTTTATAGTTTTTCTTATTATTTAAAATTAAATATCGTTTTACAATAGTTCCAAAATATGAGTATGCTTTTGCTCCTCTAGATGGGTCGAAAAGGTGGATTTTAGATAATAGGAAAATTATAATTTCATGTTGAAGATCCTCAATATTATCTACTTCAGTATAGTAAAATTTAAAGGTATGGATAATATTTTCAGTTAACTTAAAAAAAGCATAATGAATTTTATTCTCATATATCTTACTACGAATGTCTGTATCTATAGTATTATTATATAGTACAATTGCGTCTTCTGTCTCTTGTGTAAAGTAATTTTTACTTTTTTTCTTTCTTTTTAACTCAACCATAGTTATAGATCAATTTTAAATGTATTCAACTCAGATTGAATCTTTTTAATAAATGTGAAGAAAAATCCAACTTCATCATCACTTTTAAATGTTCCTTTTTCATCTACCTTATTTAGTAGTTTATCTGACTCATTAACAGCGTCTGTGAATTTGGTAATATATTCCTGATATGATATAATGACGTCTTCCATCCTTTCTTGTTTCTTTAAAAGGTTAAGAATAACAAATACTAAGACTCCTATAATTAGTAATAATAAAATACTGAAATAGATCATAATTAAATATTGTTTAACATGTTTTTCAAACCTTCGCTCTTTATAGAACCTAATGCTTTGCTCTTATTTCCGTTTTC